CAACAAAGTTCCTCATATAAGGCATTCAATTTTTCCATGTCTTCATAAAGAGCATTAGGATTAGTCATCAGATACTCCTTAAATTTTTATTTGAATTGATATATTGAAGTGTTTCTTTTAAAGTGCCACGATGTCTAAGTCCAATAGCAATTTGTGGATACTCAGCCTTTTCGCCAAACTCTGCATGAAATTGCTTATCAGTAAAGTCTTCATTTAAGACATACTCATGAAAATCTTCATGAATACTCTTAAGAAGCATACTGGCACGCTCACACTCCTGACTACCATTACTGTAAATTACTGCTTGCATCAGTCTCTCTGCCTCCAATCATCTGTTTTTTCTTCATGAAACCATTCTACTATCTCATCTGGATTTTGGAATCCCTTTGAGTGATTAGATGGGTCAGGATCCCCCAGTCCCATCTGTATCATAAAATCATCAAGTCCACCCTTTTCAATATCAGGGTTAGCAGCAATTCTTCTTGCCTTTCTTAACATCTCACCAGCAGATCTATTAGACTTTGCTAATTTATCTGCCCAAATCATGTCATCTAAATTCACTTCTTCATTGTTTACTATACGAGCACAGATAAACTCAAGTCTGAGACGATACTTAGTAGAAAGCATATAAACTTATCTTTATGTGTATTTATTTTAATGGATTACCATTTTTATCAAGCAAACTGAGTCTTTGAATTTGATTGATATTTGATTTTTCTTTTTTCTTTAATTTTTTATACTGTTTAATAAGTTTTTCAACCTCACCTTTAGAGATTTTAACTTTCAATTCTTCTTCAGATTCAAAAAAACCAAGCCCTGCCTTATTTGTCTCTTCTTTATCATCAACATAATCATTAATGACTTCTTGAATTTCATCTCTAATGAGAGAATTAATTTGCCTCTCTAATTCATCATCACTATTCATTTCTTGTTACCATTCCATAACTTAGGGTTCATTCTGCCTTCTGCTTGTGTGATATTAATCAGATCTTTTTTATACTTGTCATAGTATTGATCAAAAATATCTACTTTTTTTCCAGAAACAACAATATCATAATGTGATGTTTCCCCTTGTATATACTCTACCAAAAAAGCGCTAGTTGGTAGAGATTTATCATTAGATTGAGATGGATCACAGTCTTCATGAATAACTTTAACCTCAATCATAATCTATCTCCCCACTTAATATCAGGATATGCTTTAACAACTACATCCTTTTTAATTTTATATTTGGTTTCAAGATTTCCATCTTTTACTAGACAAACAATATTTGCCTCATCTGGATGAAGACCTTCAAGTAATTGAATGAACATTGATTCTCTACGTAAAGAAGAAAGAGAATCATTACCACCTCTTACAAAATGATAAAGGTTTTTCCATTCCTTTCTAAGTGAAGTGTGATCAGTACCCAAAGGAGCTTCATTCTTATTGAATGGAACATTACCTTCAGGCATCACACTAATTGCAGATTCATCAAAATTCCAAATCAAAACTGACTTCAATGCATCACATTCATATTGCTTTAGAACTTCTGTTTTCTTTGCAACTGTCCTCTGCTTACTTACAAGATCTAAGATCTCATGCATGAATGGATTTGGTGGAAGTTTTGTAGATGTTTTTGTAGATGTAGCCATAATAGTATCAAATCAGTGTTTTTATTTATTCTTCCCCTTCAGAGAAATCTTCAAGGGTATTTTCAAATCTTACTGCAAGAATTTCATCTGGTAAAATTTGTCCATTCTCATCAAACATTTCTGGATGAGTTGGGATGTAGGTTGAATTTCTCTCATAGACATACTCTTTAAGAAGATAACCTATCACACCTCCAACACATAAAAAAAGTATTGAAATAATTGATGATAAAGTTAGAGTTACTGCTAACATTTTACTCTCTCCTTGGATTTTTTCTAAAGTCCAAATAGAAGTTGAAATAAAACTCTACATCCCTGTTAAGGAAAGAGAACATATTTCCAAATCTTACTTGAAAGGTTCTTGGAACTGCCTTCTTCCTCCTTTTTCTTAAGAGTAACTCCACACCTCTATTGATGTGTGGTGGGTCACTTGTATTTTTATTTAGAAGGTCTTCTTCGTTTTCTTCCTGGTTTTTTTTCTTGCTCATACTTCCATGCATCCTGTAATAACTCATACAAATAATTTCTTATCTTACGTGCTTCTGGTTTACCAAGATGCCCATAAGCTTCTCTCAACTGTTTATGTTGAGAATCATTTCCACCCTCCATATAATCTTCAAGATCTAGAATTAAACCATTAATTTCAAGAGCTGTAGAACTGTCAATAAATTCCTGCACATCCCTTTTAGTTGCTTTTATACTCTTAAGAAAATCATACATGTTAAGCATGAATCTACCTTTGAAAGCATGATCTATAGTGTGTTCAATAATATCATACAGATCCCAGCAATTTTCCATTACACTAATTTATTCTCCTTAAGAAATTTGACAGTTTCAGAACAACCTCCAATGACCTCATCATCTAATCTAACTCTAGGGAAGGTTGAACCCTCTCCAAATTCTTCATAAAAATCAGTCTTTGAAAAGTCTCTTCCTAGTTTATAAACTACATGTTTCAGTTCTGCAAGTTTAAGCACATTGATAACTTTTGTGCAGTAGGGACACCCATCTTTTGAATATACAATAAAACTCATAATACTAATTGTTCTTCTCTAATTTATAAAAAAATTTATCTTCAAATTGATGATCCAACTTTTTGCCAATCATTATCAAAGATTTCCATTCCCTTATCAGTGAGAATGTGGTCATACATTTGATCAAATACTTTAGGTGGCATAGTACAAATGCTAGCACCATTATACCATGACCTAATTGCTCTTTGAACGTTTCTGATTGATGCAGAAAGAACCTGAGTTCTGATTCCATGAATACGATACAACTCTGAGATAGATCTTACAACCTCCAGACCTGCCACTGACTGGTCATCCAACCTGCCTACAAAGGGAGAAACATATGTTGCCCCTGCTTTTGCTGCTAGGACTGCCTGAGCAGCACAGAAGATGAGCGTGACATTGGTCTTGATTTTTTCTGTGCTTAGTTCTTTGCAAGTGAGCAAACCTTCTCTTGTGCATGGAACTTTGATGGTTGCAACACTTCCAAACTTTTCTGAAAGACGCAAACCCTCTTGATACATTTCATTAGCATTTCCCATCACTTCCATACTAATGTCCTTGACACCAATATCTTTAATCTCTTGATAGACATCCTCAGGATTTCTACCACTCTTCATAATGAGTGTTGGGTTTGTAGTGACACCATCTACTAGACCAGTCTCAAAATGCTGTTTAATAATGTCAGTATCAGCAGTGTCCAGAAAAATTTTCATTTGTTTAAATACTCTCTCTCAGATTTATACAGGAAATTAAGGTCTTTGTCAAAATATATTTGTGCTCCCTGAATTAAATCAGGGATTAACCATTCATGAACAGGCAAACATGCCTGCCAGTTAACTGGTTGGATGCAGTTCATTACCACTACTTGAAAGAAGGCTACAAGGTGATTATAAACACTAGTCATATGACTCAAACCTATCAGGTTCAAATTTAATTATCAGTCTATCCATTCTTTTCCCATCAACATCAATAACCTCTTGTCTATGCCATTTACTATCAAGAAGTTTTTCAAGATTGTTGAGTTGTATCTGTGTTACTATCCTCCTCTCTGTTTTTTTCTGCTGAGGTGTCAGTTTGGGTCGTGGTGGTAGTTCCATATGGATGTGCTGGTTTAAATTCTCTTTGCATGGGTTGAGATTTTGTTAAATCTCTACGTGACTCATTACTAATAATAATAAAAGCATCTTTGTTGTACTTACGAACACCATAGGGTGTTGACCATTTTTTATTGTAGTTTTCACCCTGATGGATACCAGATACTACTGTTCCACCAATCTCTACAATAATATTGTCATCATTTTCCCAACCAAGGGTGCTCATTGTCTCTGCAATTTTAGAAGCAAGCATAAAAAAAGAGGGTGTTTACCCTCTTAGTATATCAATCATCACCTTGTTTGTAAAGGTCTTCCAGTTTCTCTCTGGATAGATCCACATACATTAACTCTTCACCTGCAACAGGTGCTTCAGGGTGACGTGGTTTTGGTGGTTTACTCATCTCAATATTAATTGATTGTATATTACTCCACATCATTGCAAATGCACCACCAGCAATTGCAGCAAAGCAAACAAAATATATGAAAACCATAAAGTTATTCATGCTTCTTTTAATTGTTGGATTGACGTCATAGTATCATGAAGTTCCCCAATGTCTCTCAATCCCTCTACTGAGAACCATGGAGCATTGGCCCAACTAAATCCCTCACCCATTGTACTATCAGGAGCAGTGATATACCAGTGACATGCTGTGTCTGGTACATCTACTGAACACTTAGACCAATCATCACTCCACTGTGGAACTTGAACCCACATCAGAGCAGCAAACATAATACTGAAGAGTGATTTAATCATTTGTGAGTCTCCGTTTTATGAGGTGATCTAGTGAGAAATTACCCCCACCATTGAGAATAATACAGGCACAACCTCCCCAATATAGTACAAGAAGTTCAAGAAGGTAGATATTAAATCCAGATGTAACTAGAGCATGATAAATTGCGAAT